GTAATCCGCAGTGACGAGGCGGTGGCGCAGATAAAAGCCGACCGTCAGCAGCAGCAACAGCAGCAGCAAATGGCAGAGCGTGCGGCTCAAGTGGTTCCTGCCATGGCAGACAGCGCAAAGAAATTAAGTGAGACACAAACAGAAGGTGGCTCGGCTCTTGACCAGCTAATGGCTCAAGCTAATGCGGGGAATTTAGCTCAGTGAAACCATTAGTCGGTAATGCAAGTGATGAAGAACAGGTAGCTAAGGCCGGAAAGAAAGTTAAGCAGCGAGAGGATATAGACGTTGAAGACCTTAAGTACATTTTGGGCACCCCTCAAGGCCGCAGGTTTGTATGGCGGTATCTTGGACTCTGTGGGGTCTACAGACTTTCGTTTAGTGGGGAAGCCAGCCATGAAACGGCTTTCAAAGAGGGAGCAAGACTTATCGGGACAACCTTGCTCAATGACATCAATACCGCCAGTCCTGAGGCTTATTTTAAAATGATTGAAGAATCAAAAAGGGAGTTATGAGCGATCCAGTAGTAGAGCCAGTTGTAACCACACCAGCAGCGCCGGTCACACCCGCGCCTGTCGTGCCAGCACCCGTAGCTGCACCTGCCGCTGCGCCAGCGGTTGAGCCAGTCACAAGTTTACTCACAGACAAACAGGTAGACCCGGCAGCCCCGGTAATTCCCCCTGTCCCTGTCGCCTATGATTTGAAAGTTCCTGATAAGTCTCTCTTAGATGCCGCCTCGGTGGAAAAGATCGCATCCTTTGCAAAGGATCGAGGATTTTCCCAAGAACAGGCACAAGCACTCCTAGAGCGAGATAATCAAAACGCGGTAGCTAGCGAGGCCGCTCAACAGGCAGCTCTCAAAGAGCAATCGCAACAATGGGTAAAAGACGTAATGACCGATAAAGAAATTGGAGGTAAGGACGCGAAGCAAAACGTTGCCCTTGCTCACCGAGTTATCGAGCGTTTCGCCTCTCCCGTTCTCGTTCAACAACTCAGAGAGACAGGGCTAGGGAATCACCCCGAGCTACTACGTCTCTTTGTAAACGTTGGTAAGATGATGTCTGACGACCAACTGATTACTGGATCGGGTACGCCCAAGATCGAGAAGTCAGCGGCAGAAGTCTTCTATCCCAACATGACTCAAAAAGGAGATTAAATGGCTACATTAGGACAATATGTTGTCACGTTGGCAGACCTTGCCAAACGACTAGACCCTAACGGTAAAGTCGCCAAAATCGTAGAAATCCTCGAACAGAAGAATGACATTCTGCTCGACATGCCATGGATGGAAGCAAACGGTTCCACCTCGCACCGAACGACGATCCGCACTGGATTGCCGCAGGTTGCATGGCGTCTTCTAAACCAGGGCGTACAGCCTTCCAAATCCACAACGGCGCAAGTCGATGAGGCAATGGGAATGCTAGAGGCTTGGTCAGAAGTCGATTGCGATTTGGCCAAACTGTCTAACGACATGGCAGCTTTCCGCTTGTCGGAAGCATCGCCTTTCTTGGAAGCCATGAATGAAGAGTTTGTTGGAACTCTCATCTATGGAAACAGTTCCATCGCTCCCGAGGAGTTCACTGGGCTTGCTCAGCGTTACTCTTCGCTCTCGGCACAAAATGCCCAGAACATCATCAACGCAGGCGGCGCGGGTTCGGATAACTCAAGCGTTTGGTTGATTGTATGGGGCGAAAACAGCGTACACGGTATCTATCCCAAAGGAACCATGGCCGGACTCTCTCACGATGACCTCGGAGAAGAGACGGTTGAGGTAACTCCTGGTGTTGGTGCCACTCGTATGCGTGCGTACCGTGACCGATGGCAGTGGAAATGCGGCGTGACTGTTCGTGACTGGCGTTATGCGGTTCGTATCTGCAACATCGACATTTCGGTGCTTGTTGCCAATACGTCTCCTGCTGACCTAGTTGAGTTCATGATCAAGGCGTACCACCGTGTGCCGAATCTCCGAGCGGGAAAAGCTGCGTTCTACATGAACCGCACTTGCTTCCAGCAGTTGGATATTCAGCGCCGGGATGCGGTGCAGGTCGGTGGCGGACTGGTGTACGCGGACGTTGATGGGCGTTTGATCCCATCCTTCCGAGGTATCCCAGTGCGTATTGTTGACCAGCTCACAGAAACAGAAGCAACGGTTGTCTAACCGCTAAACCATAAAGGAGAAACAAAGATGATTCTTGATGCTCAAAACTTGTTCTCGGATGCTCAAGCGGTTACTGCCGCTGCGGGTTCCACAAATATCCTCGACCTAGGCCCCTTACAGGGCACAGTGCGAGACATCGGAGTGGGTAAAAGCATTTACCTGTTCGTGTTGGTTGATACCGCATTTACGGATGCCGGTAGTGACTCGACATTGACGGTAACTGTTGAAACCGATGCCGATGTTGCGTTTGGTTCGCCAACTCTTGCCGTGCAAACGGTAGGAACGTTCCCGGCCTTGTCGGCCATCGGAGCGAAGTTGGCGGTCAAATTGCAGCCATTCGCCATCACTGAGCGTTATATGCGCGTGTTCTACACGCCTAATAACGGTAACCTCACGACTGGTGCGGTGACTGCATTCTTGGCGCTAGGTATCGACGCATACCGCGCATACGCAGACAACATCACGATTAGCTAATTAAAAATCGGCGGGGCTGGCGATGCTGGCCCCGCTTTTATACTGGAGAGTTATGACAGTTAAGGCATTACGGATGGGTTACTTTAATCACCGCAGGCAGAAGGAAGGCATGACCTTTCAAATCACCGACCTGTCCCAGTTTTCGCATAGGTGGATGGAGGCAGTGGATTTCGTTGCACCTCCTGAAAAAGGGCCTAGAATTCCTTTCTTGGGTCAGCATATTCCGACAGTGAAAGAGAACGATAAGGCACCTATGGCATTTTCAAAGGCATCAAAGCCAACGGGTGAGCAGCAAGTAATTTGAATAAACCTAAACCCAAGCCCAAGCCAGGGCCGTGGGATGGGGGACCTAAACCATGGCGTCGAGCAATACCGAGATCGCTAATCTTGCGTTATCGCACCTGGGTAATGGCAAAGAGATTGCTGATTTGGATACAGAAAACAGCACTGAAGCCAGGGCTGTACGCCGATTTTACGATGTGGCGAGAGAGGCGACGTTAAGCGACTTTGCTTGGCCGTTTGCTACCAAGTATCAAACCCTCGCATTGGTGAGTCAGCAGGGTGATGCAGGACATATCACTGATGACTATCGGTACTCATATCGGTATCCGACAGATTGCTTGATGCTACGACGCATTAGAAGTTTTACTCGTGATGATAATAGGCAGACTCGCATTGAATATAAGATAGCGCAGGATGCTCAGGGGCAGCTAATTCTCACTGACGAGCCTGTGGCCACGGTGGAATTTACCATTTTAATTGACCAGGAGTCTCGCTATCCAGCCGACTTCGTATTGGCGCTGTCGCTTCGCATAGCCGCCTACATAGCGCCCCAGTTGACCAAGGGTGACCCGTTTAAGATGGGGGATAGGGCACTGGCTCTCTACATGAGGCAAATCGGTGACGCTCAATCCTCAGCGACTAATGAGGAACAGCCAGCCGAAAATGCCGAGTCGGAATATATTAGGGCTCGGTACTAGTGAGTATCCTAACGCAACGTAGCCTGGCAGGCGGGGAGTTATCCCCATCGCTTTATGCCAGAACTGATTACTCGAAATACCAATTAGGGCTTCGCACGCTGCGTAATCATTTCATCATGCGTAGTGGCGGCGCGCAGAATAGGCCAGGCACTTACTTCGTTGGAGAGGCTCGTAACCTGGGCGATACCGTCAGGCTCATCCCATATCTTGCCACCTCGCAGATTACCTACCTACTTGAGTTTGGTAACAACTACATCAAGCCATGGAAAAACGGGCTGCCGATATTAGAGGCCACCAAGGTTGTAACTAGCGTTTCATTTGTTGATCCGGTGTTGGTGACCTCTGTTGCCCATGGGTACTCAAACGGGAATGAAATTACTTTTACTGACGCGGGGCTTTCTTATTTAAAGGGAGCTGGCACGTTTCTGGTAACTGGGGCCACGGCTAACACTTTCACCCTACGGTATCTCGATGGCTCTCCCGTTAATGGGAGCACTCTCACGGTTCCTTTTGTTCCTGGGATTACCGGAGTTCGCAGGGTGTTTTCTGTGACCAGCACCTACTTAACCGCTGAATTACCGGCTATCAGGTTTGCACAAAACGGTGATGACCTAACTCTGGTGCATGAAAACCACGAGCCGGCTAACTTACGCCGAACTACTGATACGAGTTGGGCGCTGAGTAACTTGGCGTTTGGTGCGGCTATTGGCCAACCAGGCCCCGTTACTCTTAACGCTGGGTCATGGCTGTACGCAGTGACGGCTATT